TGTCCTGAGAGCTGTCAAAATGAAACTTTATGCCTGTTCCAGTTGCCCCCGTACACACTAATGTGATTTGCTTTGTAACGGATGGAAACTGAACTCTTACCTCGGTTGAACCATCTGAGGAAGCCTCAACTACAGACCCCGTGATATAGGGTCTGCCTGCTACTTGATATGCGGCTGAATTTCCTAAACCGCTAGCTTTCGCACTGTAAATTGGATGTGTCATTTCATAATCTCCTAATCTTTATATTTGGCTTCATATTCTCTTTGAAGTCTTTTTAATACTCTTTGGCGCTCTTTCTTTTTTCTGCGGCGCTTGTCTGTTGGCTTTTCAAAGAACATATGCTTTTCTCGCCATTCGTCTTGAATGCCTTCTTTTTTGACCTTTTTGATGAATCTCTTGATCATTCTTTCTGGGGATTCATTTTTTCTCGGTGTTACTTCAACATGAACTGGCTTTGCTTTTTTTCTCATCTTATTCCTACTATAGTAATTGTTTCCATGCCTCTGTTGAGCCCATAAGAGATGATATGTCAACACCTGCGTCATGAGGATCTACACCTTCCAATGCAGAGGACGGGGCTCCTGTTGGTGCGCTCGGAGAACCGCCTTTTTTTATTGGGGTGGTGCCCTCGAAGACATCCACTCCCTTGAATGAATCCTTGCCAATAGCATCCAACATCTTTTTTTTTGTTTCGTTTATCTTTTGCTTTCTCTTTTCCATCAATTCCAAGCTAGCCTGTTCTGAAAAAGTTTGCTGCGGCACTGCTGGTTGTGATGGTTGTCCAACTGCTTTAACAACTTCAGCGATAACGTTTTTAAGAACTCCCTCTTCTACAAGGACCTCTTTCACGCTTTCTTTAATCATTTGCTTAAACTCACTTTTTTTCATTCTAATCCTTCACAATATCGTTCAATAATCTATTAATTTTATCCGCTTTTGTCCATACATTTGGATCTTTATTTTCTCTCATCATAAATGCGCCAGTAGTAGAGGGTTCTGACACCATGTCAAAACAAATCAACTGAAAGTCATCGTTTACTCTTGCAGCGCCGTTATTTTCATCAACTGTACCCAAACCACGAGAAGAGATGCCAACCTGACATCCTCCCTCAACTAAAGCCCTCAAGGTTTTTCCAGCCGGGGTTTCAAGCACTTTAATTTTGCCCATTACATCTTTACCCTCAAACCAAACATCTGTGACCAAGTGTGAAGCGTTGGCAAGATTAACGATAGATGATTCTGGATGGTCTAGTTCGCCTAGTGCTCTTTTTTCCTTGACAAGTTTCTTGTAGTTCTCTACTTCTCTCTCTAAAACTCGCATAGGATAAACTCTGCCATTTCCGTTTTGCGCCTCTGCCCTCTGCATCACGCCGGAAAGAATTAGTCCACCATTTGCGACATATCTCTTTTCCTCTTCCGTTAGAAGATCTTGGCATGTTCCACCTTCACATAGTTGATAA